GCTTTGGATGGGGATGGCGTATCCCCTGATCGTGAATCACCGGCACTATTTGAGCTTAGGTGCCTACATGCGGTGGACGCTAATCCTGATAAGTATTTCATTCGTGTGGGCAATGTGGTGCGTTCGGAACAACAGATGGCAGAAACTCTAAATGATCTTGTGCATGTTGCCAAGGACATAGAGCAGGCCACACAGACAGGTGCGTGGTATCAGAACACTACCATGTGCGAGAAGTATGGTAGCCCATGTGAGTTTATGACTCTATGCAGGGGCGTGGAAGATCCTGAGAATGTGAGTTGGGAACCTCGCAAGAAGTCAGCCATTAGTGCAGACAATACGCTTAGTTATTCAGGGATGAGTACATTCCTTACGTGCAGACGTAAGTATTATTGGAGATACATCTACGGTATACAGCGAAGGACGGAAACACCACCGGCCTTAGCGTTTGGCAAGGCATTCCACCTTGCATTGGAAAATTGGTGGCAAACATTTACAGCGGAGCAAGCTGATGAACACAAAGACGAAAGCGAGTAGGGCATCTGACCTACTCAAGTCTATTCAGATGAAGCCGGTGAACCGGCCTATTGCTATGGTAGTTCAGGGTGTCGAAGGTGTAGGTAAGACCTCATTCTTAACGCAAGCACCCTCGCCTATTGTAGTGATGACAGAGACAGAGACAGGGTTAGATACCCTTGTGGACTCTGGACAGGCAGATGAAACACCTCGCATCCACGTTAAATCGTGGAGCGAGCTAGATGAATTCGTGGATGCCCTTCTTGAAGGTGACCACGAGTACAAAACATTTGCACTTGACTGTGCTAATGGTGCGGAAGCAATGCTCTACCGACACGTTACCCAAACTGAATTCGGTGGCGATTTCGGAGAGCGAGGCTTCGCAGGATATGGTCGAGGATACAGGGTCGCTGCCCCACTCTGGGATGCGTTCCTTGTTAAACTTGACCGCCTGCGAAACGAGAAGGGTATGCGAGTAGTTCTTATCACGCACACGAAGGTTGCGACCTTCAAGAATCCCGCCGGTGCTGACTATGATCGCTATACCCCTGATATGCACGCTAGTGCATGGGGTTTAACCCATAAGTGGGCAGACATTGTATTGTTCTTAAATTTCCTGACAACCATTGATGATGAAGACAAACGCAAGGCTTCAGGTGGTACAATGCGAATCGCTTATTGTGAGCGACGAGCAGCTTGGGACGCTAAGAACAGGCACGGTCTACCTGAATCCTTTTCACTTGGCAAATCTGCCAAGGAAGGATGGAACAACTTTTTAGATGCTTTAAAGAAAGGCAAATCGAATGGCTAGTAATTGGCAAACTGGACTTTATCGTTGTCGTGTTACTGATCACGACCTTACACAATCAAAGAAGGGTACGCCCCAACTCTGGTTACAGTTAACACCTCTACAAAAGCTAAATACCGATGGTACTCGTGAGGAGTACACTACCGAGAACTTCGTCTCGATGTGGCTACCTCTGACTACCAAGGCTGCGGAGTGGGTAGGTGATTCCATCAAGGCACTTGGGTTCACAGGTAAGATCTCAGGTCTTGCTAAGAATGGTAGCGAAACCCTCATCGGACATGAAGCAGAATTCTATTGCAAGCAGCGTGAAGATTCTGACTTCCCGAACTGGAGTGTATCTACACCACGAACCCCGTCTAAGCCCGCTGTTGAATTAAACAATGAGCAGCTAATGGCAATTGACTCTATATTCGGCGGGGAAACCGCTGCGGCTGATGCCCCTGCCGCACCATCGAGTAGTAGCGATGACAATCCCTTCTAGCTGAATTTAGGGTTTGGGGACGGGGGTTGTGTGTACCCCCGTCCCTATTTTTCAAGGACGGAACATGAACACTCAACGTGCAGAGTACATACTTAAACGGTTCAAAGGTAGGGATGGGATAGTAGCTATCCAACCTGTAGGCAGTAACTTCAGACCTGTAGAGAAGGCTGTTACTGCTGATGATATTGTGGAAGACCACTTGGCTGGCAAGAAATGCTATGGCTTCTACCTGATGGAGCAGGATAACACCGTCATGTGTACCTGCGTCGATTTCGATAATCATAAAGACCGCCCTGATGTGGCGTGGAAAGACAAGGCAGAAACAACATACTTCTTTGTGCAGGAATTGGGTCTAGATCCTGTAATGGAGATAAGCAGTAGTGGTACAGGCGCACACGTATGGATATTCTTCACAGAACCTGTGCCTGCTTATCTCGCAAGAAGGTTTTGGCAGGGCGTAGACAATCAGTTATCAATTGGGTTTGATGAGATATACCCAAGACAAGACAAGCTAAAAAACAAGGGATATGGTAACCTTATCCGGTATCCTTGGTGGAACGAGAGCCGATTTGTTGAACCCTCTTACGAATGGGCGACAGTAGACTTTCCAAACTTTGAGCTTAGTTCGATTGAGGATTTAGAGGGAGTCTGCATCGAACTGAGTCAATCGGTTGTTCCGCCCGACCCTCCTAGCGAGTTAAGTGAACAGGTACAGGAGCTACTTGCCTCTCCTAATAGCCAGTTTGCTGCCCGCTGGGAGGGTCATTTACCGGAGCATCTTAGTGATCATTCCCGTAGTGCCATTGTATTTCAAATCACATGTGAACTCGTATACCAAAGAGTCCCTACCGATGAAATCATCAAAGCTATCGAGGTTTGGTGCGAGAAAGAACACTACTACAAAGGCATCGGCTGGATAGAAGCTACTGTTGATAACGCATATGCCTCTGTACGTAAGAGAACTACAGCGGTAGAGAAGAAAGAAACTCTACTTGATTGCGTCAACGTCTACTTCAACAGATCTAAGAACCAACGGCATATGCCTTCAGGTATCTACCCGATAGATCAATCAATAGATGGGGTAGGGGCAGGGGAAGTCTGTATCATCATGGCGAGGCCGTCTCATGGAAAGACGGCACTCGCCCTGCAATGGCAATGCCATCTGGCAAAGAAGGGTATCCCTAGCCTCTCTCTGAACGCCGAGATGAGTCCGTATGAGCTTGGTAGGCGTATCATCATGAACTATGTGGGTGATGACGAGAAACAGTGGCAGGAAGACCCTGAGAAGCTTAGGAATGAAATTGCTGAGAGGCACAGTCATGTATCCAAGATTTACTACGAGGGTGTCGGTACGATTGATGAAGTTGAGGCGGCTATAAAGCGTTACGTGCAGGCACACAGGATACAGTTTGTAGTTATAGACTACGTTCAATTACTCAGAAGCACGACGATAGCAGGACGCTACGAGGTAGTTACTGAGATAAGCCAACGGATAAAATCCGCTGCTAGGGAGCATCAGGTAGGTATAATTGCTTTATGCCAGTGTTCCCGTGAAGTGGAGCGTAGAGATGAGGTAGAGTTTCTATCATCTGATCTACGTGATTCCGGTTCACTTGAGCAGGATGCAGACCTGATTATGGGCGGATGGTTTCATGGAAGAAGTCCCCGTGGCGGTGGTGAAGATCAGTATGATGTTCACATTATCAAACGTAGAAATGGACCGATCCGAAACAATTTAGTCAGGCTGAAGTTTGATAGCAGCAGGCAAAATTTCGGATGGGAAAATGGCTAGACATACGTGGAGCGAGAAGAAGTATTATCTGAATCCAAAAACAGGTAATCCCTACTTCGTTGATTCCGATAACATCACAAGCGAAGAGATCCTTGCGCTAGAACTTTGCACTACTCAGAGGTGGGCAAGTGATGTCATGAGCCAACGCATTAAGCGTATGTGCAAAATGATTCAAGACAGTTGGAAAGATGGGGAGATGGAGAACCGCTGGTTCGGTAACACTAAAGGTAAGCCCTTATTTCTAACCGAGATAAAGATGTCACCCGTCGATCTAAACCCTGAAAATACGGTACGCAAAAAGAATCATCACTACTCAGATTAGGTGGAGCATGACTAACAGTAGACAAAAAGGTAAACGGGGTGAACGTATGGCAGCAGCCAAGCTGAAAGAGCTTGGCATCTGCCAAGAGGCTAGGCGTACACAGCAATATTGTGGGTATCAGGAAGGTGATGCTGACCTGAAAACCGATATAGATGGCATACATTTTGAAGTTAAATTTGTTGAAAGGCTTAACATTCACAATGCGTTAAAGCAGGCACAGAGGGATAAAATGGAGGAAGAGAGTAGTGTGGTACTTCATAAAAAGAATCGGGAGCCTTGGGTCATCGCTTGCTACTTGGATGACTGGCTTACAATCACCAAATTGCTTGGAGAGCATAATGACTGATTTTATCTTCCCTAGTCATTGGTCAGAGAAACGAAAGAAGGCGTGGATGGATTACTACGCAATCCGTCAGGAAGATCCTACCAATCCGAAGTATTACAAGATGGGCATAGAGCCTATGGACTACGCTGAGTCACACAACTTCAATATGTACCAGCAGAACATACTGAAATACATTACCAGATACCACATGAAGAACGGTCTTGAAGACCTGCACAAAGCTAAGTGGTACTTAGAGAGGTTGATTGAAAAGGAATCTGATGATTCAAAAGAACGACGATAAGGCTTATCTAGTTTACGATCACGATGTAATCATACAGGTATACGATGAAGGCGTATTAGTTTTTGGAATGTCACTTGATGAGGACCCGCACAAGGATCAACGCTGTTCAGAGCGACCCATTGATAAGGTAGATGATGGTACACGACTCAGAAAAACCGATTAAATACATAGGCTTTGAAAAGGCTGAGATCGGAATTGGATACCGATGTGGTCAGCCAGACATTATAGTTTATGACTATGAAATCGTCTTAGAGTGCCTCCGGGCAGATGGCATGGATGACGAAGAAGCACAGGAGTGGATGGATTACAACATCTTGGGAGGGTGGATAGGGGAGCAAACACCCATCATTGTAAGGAGACCAGAGCATGAGGCCGAGGTACGAGAACGAGAAGACGCTAGCAGCGGAAACGAAGTTTAAGGAATCGCTTGAGGCTCGATTCAATGTTGAATTTCAGAAGCTGCCAATTTCCTACAGAGCAGATTTTGCTGTCATCAAAGACGGTGAGGTTACAGGTTTCGCAGAGCTAAAGAACAGGAATGTCGATTACGAAACCTATCCAACACTGATACTCAGCTTATCAAAGTATCAGGCAATGGAACTACTCACCCCCTACGGATCTCCTGTACTATTTGTTCGCTTTAACGATGGCGATTATATGTACACCTTCGATAGCTTATCAACAAGAATCGAGGTTGGGGGTAGGTGGGATAGAGATGACTGGCAGGACATAGAACCAGTTGTACATATCCCTAGGACCTATCTAAAACAGATCCATTACGACGATACCACCTAATGAGCTTCTCAATCTCTTCGATTGTGGCATCCCCTTTAATGTTATTAGCCCTGCACGATATGATCTGTATGTTGTCCTTGGTGTATCCCTTCTTGGGGTTAATCCTATCTAAGGATGGACTGTTATAAGCTCCCCCCTGAACATTTGAAGGCTCTAATCTGTGACCAAGAATGGGGCAGAAGTCAGGGATAACAATGTCTTCAGGCTCTAAATCAAAGTATATATTCTTCTCTCGCGACCTTCTTCTGGCACGATAGAACATACGCCTGTGGTGGTTCTTGAGATTATATCGCTTCTTAGAATCGACGTTTTTTGTGTTACCAAGCCCGTTTCGGATTTGCCTAACTGTTAAATCAGAAAGAGCTTTATCCTTAACCACGATAGATGTAGGTACGTCCCATCCTACACGATCAAGAACCTCTCTTATTCGATCTGAAATTGAGGTCATACATCACCAAGATCGTCCTTCATTGCACGAGTGTGAAGTTTAACTTTATCAATCTTCTCGTCATCAGCGATGACTTCTAAAGCATCAGCGGCGTGGGACAATGCCCTTGATGCGTTTGTACACTGACCAGCGCTGTCTTTTAGAACCTCTATTAGCTCACAGTGACGCTCATAAGCGTCCATGAAGTAGGGCGATACTGCCCGTGCCATTCTCCAGAGGATGAATAGCAGACCAATCAAAAAAGCCGTTGGCAACCCAACCGAGGTTGCCATACTGATCCAATCTTGGTGTGTCATTTCTGTTCCGCCTAAAAAAGTGCAGGGGGTGGGGGAAGCATGGCCCACCCCCTGCGGGCAACGAGTCAAGGACTCGCTGGAGGGTCTTGGTCTTTCTCCCGTCTTGGGAGATAGTAACTCTTAAACTTGCCCGTTGGACACAGGATGTGCTTGATGAAAGTTAAGAATCTAACTCGCATATATCCGAGTGCTTCCATTCGTTCTTCCATACCAACAAGATCATGTGCGCGATTACAACGGATCATACATCTGACTCGCTCGTTTGGTTTTACAAAACGCCAACGCATGTTATTCCTCCTTCAGTTTTTCAGGATTAAGTGGTCTAAGTGAATCACCAACGATGACTGCTATTACAAGACCGGCGAATCTAGTTGCCTGTTCGGTACTAATCCAACCCGTCTTCTCTGCAATCGTCGTAATGATTGCGGTTATAACAGCCGCCTGTAAACGCTTTGCCGCTGCTGATTTCCACCAGTCTGAGATTCTTTGCTTAATCGAATCTAACATGCTAACCTCCAATTAATTTAGATTTAAATACACCAAAAGCCGCCATAACCAACCCAATGAGGATTGCTAACCACTTCCACTTGGATGCCTTAGCCTTCTGTAGCTCAGCCTTGGCTTCGGTAATGGACACACGACTACTAGTGCGAACTTCCTTACGCTCTACTTTAGGTGGCGTGACAGCCTCATCAGGGCTGTCCCGCCTGTCTCTTCTTTTACGTCCCATCGTACCCCCTCCATCGTTTCCAAGCGTCATTCCATCTATGATATTCTAGTTTCTGCCGTCTATTGTAATAATTTGCTATAGTCCCACGTGTGCCAGCGATGCTATCACGTGTATTATTAATGACCGATTGTAGGTAATCTTCAGGGGATACTATGTTCAGGATACCCCTGATATAAGCATCTTTAATTATCTCCCTAGATTTGGTGCGTATCCTATCCATAATCTCTAGGTCTGTTTTCGTAGGGTTTTCGGCAACTTCAGGTGGAAGCAGAACCTCTACAGCACGGCGAAATAACTCACCATATTTCATCGAGAACTCAGAATATTCAGAAGGACTCATATCCTTACGGCCTGTTGGGTTGTCTTCAGTCTTGAAGGACTTATCAGTAATAAATGAATGAGGTTTCTGCGGCCAACTCTTCGGGTCTTCACGTTTAAGGCTATCATTGTACTTAACGTATATCTTGTGACCCTTGAACATGTTGGCACCTTTGAACCTCATAGGTACACCTGAGTTGTAGGCAACACCTGCTATACCACCTCCGGGAGCCTGTACAGCACGATTGCCGTACATGTCGTATATCGGGTAGGCATCATCAGATAGGTTGCTCGCTACCAAAACCTTACCCCAAAAAGAATCAATTGGCCTCTTATCCGGTATATGGTCTTTCCAATATCTGGCAGGTTGCTTGTAAGCATTTGGAATCCAAGATGCTGCAAAGCCAACAAGTACATTATCCCGTCTAGATGAATCAAAGACGTCAGTTATGTTTTGTAAACCTCGCATAAAGGTCTTGTCGTTTATGGCACCTATAGCACCATCAACAATATTCTGACCTAAGCTACCCTTACCTTCATTCATATCCCTGAATATGCCGAAGATGGTAGCCATTGGGTCAATGCGACCGTAATCAAATCGGTATCCACCTATCTGCATTTCAGTGCTTTGCGGTACACCTTCGCTATAACTAAACCCTCTACGCTTTGGATCGTCTGTTAAGGATGCACCTGTAAATACATATTCATCATCACCATCATTCATAGCTGCAAGCAAGTTGGTGATTCCGTAATACAACATGAGAACCCATAGCTGACCAGCTACATTCTCACTCATTCCGGTAGACCAGTGCTGTCCCTCAGCCTTGTTGTTGAGGTATGTCGGCAATAAGCCAGCTAAACCTAGTCCCGGTATCTTCTCTGCCGAAGACGCTGCGATATTAACAGGCACACGGACGAAGGGGTTTATAATCCAACCAATGTAAGGTATATTTTTAACTCCTGCGCTAAGGTGCATACCAGCAAGCGCAATATACCTACCCTGAGCTTTTAGGTCTTCGGGGTCAGATTGGAACAGCGATGTCTTAGCGTCACGCATAGCAAGTTGCCATGCCTCACTATTAACATTAGTCATGCTGTTATGGATGTATTCCATCTTCCATCGTTCAGGATCAGCATTACCGTGGTCACCTTCCTCGACCTTCACACGAGCTAACATTGCCGCATATTGACCTACCGCCGCACGAGTAAAGAAGGTCTTAAAGAAGTCATCAGCAGCCTGTAACGACTTACCCGGAAGCTGAATGATACTGGATAGTCCGTTGTATCTCTGGCCGATAGTGCGTTCGGCCTTTAGGTTAGCTAGCTCGTTTAGCTTTTCAGCCATATTGTCATTTAGCTTATTGAGTTTATCCTTATCCCCAATTCCATCACGAATGGCCTGCTCTTCAACAGCAATGCTTGACTTCAGTTGCGTTAGCTGACTTGATAAATTGCGTATCTTTTCGTTGATCTCAGCATCCGTACCATCAACACCGTTCATTAAGCCGTAAAGAACTCGGTGCATGAAGTTCTTACTGTCCTTCCAGTAGGTGGGAACGGATGTTGCCCCACCTTCCTGAACACTTGCTAAGGTGCCAATATCAACACCCGGAGAAAAGTATTTATCAAAGAAAGTCGATATAACCGAAGATGAACCATACTTTGTGACATCCTCATACTTACCAGCACCAGCTTCCCCCGTAACCTTACCCTCTACTAGGCTTAGGTTGCTTTGAAAGGCTGCTACAGCATTAGACCAAGCAGAACCAAAGATAACCTGCATAGTCTGATTGTATTCTCGCTTCCTCTCAGGGTTTTCTTCCAGCCACTTCTGATAAGTCTTTACCTGACCCTTATCATTGATTGTGATAGACCTGACTGTTTCGCTGCTTAATCTATCAATCAGCGTATCTATGTAACCTGAAATTAACTTGGATGGCCTCCTGATGATATTATGAAATATCGTATTTGATGCGATATTGACAGCATGAGTTGTTGGTCCGCTAAGGATAGATGCGTACCAATACTCCTGATAGAAGTTGGATATATTTTTATGCCACCTACTTCCTGCCCTCATAATATCACGAACAAGTCGCCTTGTTTGGAATTCACTCTCAGCTATTTCTTCGAGTCGCTCTACTGTCAGTTCACCCCAATGCTTTTCAATTTTATCCCGAACTTTAGACTGTCGCTTTGAAATTCTTTCAAAGAGCCTATCAATCTCCTTTTTGCGTTTTTCCGGCACCTTAACCTCGGACTTGGAACCCTTACCACCATCTTTCTTGCCTGTTTTCTTTGGCTTCCTAGTGCCAGTACCTTCACCCTTAGCACCTGAGATCTTAACACCCTCACCCTTACCTTCTCCTGTACCACTTTTTCTAGCCCCCGACTCCCTGCCATGACCTGTGCCTTCAGGTCGTTGTGGTATGTCAGGCAACTCCTCTTGCAAACGCTCTGCAAGCTGTTCGGATACCTGTTCGCTTAGACGACTTTCACTAACTAACTTTTCAAGCCTCCCCCTCTCACTTCCGGTTAGCATATTAAGCAAATCAAACAGGTGCATAGCCCTACGAAGCTGTTCAGGCATGTAGTAGTCTCGCCCGTACTGTAGGGTACGGGCGACCTCTGAAAGATGCTCCTGTCGTTTTCCCATCCAGTTATGCAGTTCTATACGTGCCTCACGAGTGTTTGTATCACCCAAGTCCTGCATGATTATTTGAATCTGCTCTGCTTCTACTGCCGTTATCAGATTTGTTTTTTCTAATAACTTCTCATACAAGCGGTCCTTCTCGCCGTGGTAGTCAGCATCCATAGCTTCCCTACCGAGCTTCTTAACATTCCTATTACTCATAGGTGTGTAATAGCCCTTATCAAGAACCAACTGTTGGATTCTGCGAAGACCATCTAGTGGGTTTGCAGGATCACCCTCTCTCCTCTCAGCGTCTAGTTCATCTTTAGGCAGATGCGCTATGTCTTCAATACCCTCGGTGCTTGGGTATATATCGTCACGCTCTATCTTCGTCTGCTTGCGGTGCCAACCCAACCTCTCCCCTGTATACCTGTCCAAAAACTCATCAACCTGTGTGTCATTAGCTAGGACATGCACACTCTCTTGGTGTCCGTAGTCTTTCATTGAGTATTTGATAACATGAAACTCATGCCCCTTTTTCCTCAATTCACGTATTGCTTCAGCCTGAGCAGGAAGGATTGTGTTGGCAACCTTCATCTGAACAGGCTTATCCCCAACTACAGCAGGCACATCTATCTGGATGAACCCACCCATGACAACCTTTTTATCAGGGGCTTCCCACCGGAGTTGCTGGCTATTCATCATCCCCTTGGGAGCATTGACATACTTACCGTTAGGCATGAGGAATTTAGCACTAACATAGTCTTCAGTTGTACCGAAGTGGTGCATGAACTGTGCTTCAAGAGCATTGGGGCTAGATACTAGTTCATCCCCAAACCTCTCATGTATGTCATACTCCTTGATGTCTAGAAGGCCAGTTCCATTCAGTCGGTTGAAGATGTTACCGGATACCATATCAGCGTAGATTCGACTTATCGAGTCTCCCCCTACCCCCATCCCTTTCAGGATGCGATTAAAGAACTCTGATATTTTCCTAACTACCTTTTCAAATAGACCCTCGCCACCATGAGCAAATGCTCTACGTTCTCTTTTTAGGTCTCCTATCTTCTTGCGAAGGTTCGACTTAGCCTTCTTGTTAGTGGCCTCTTTAAGCCTTTTGAGAAGAGGCTTTAATTCACTATCTATTTCATCAATGCGATTCTCGCGAGCTTCCTTGGAACCTTTATTCCTTCGTATCCACTGGTCCTGCACCCAAAAGGCAACACTCTCGCTCTGTTGATTATGGCTATCAGCACGTGAGGAACCGGAGGCTTTTAGTAGTTGATCCCATTCTGTGTCGCTAAACAAACCATTGGTATGTGCCAAGTGAACCGCTTCGTGCATGAGGACATCAGGTAAACGAGATTCATACAACCGTTCGCTGAGGATAATCATTCCTAGCGTATTGATTCCACGGGATTTAGGCAGACCTCTAGATGATATATGTACGGCACCGATACTTTGTAAGGCTTCCTTAATACCCCGAGAAGCTCTAGCGGATCGTTTGCTATCATAGACCTTCTCTATCTGACTGACAGGATAAACTACATCATTAGCAACCTTAACAATGAACTGACCACGATCAAACTTTACTACAAACCCACCTTGCTCTTCACTTTCATAAACCTCAGCACCGGGGAACATCCTTTTTATTTGGTCTATCGTTACCCTGCTTGGTGAATGAGGGGCGTTTATATTGGTCTGTATGGCGTAAGCCATCAACCCTTCTATATCATCCCCAATATCAGGGTCATAATTATCCCCAACTTCCTCAAGAATGGAGTCAACATACTCCTGAGTGTTTAGCTTGGCATCTTTTTCATATTCAGCCTGTTCCTCACTAGTCATGTCTTCTCGCACACCCATGTCACGGATCATGCGTTCTGACTCTTCTAGTGTTTCAGCTAGAGAGATGGAGTTGTCAGAGAACTCTACTAGTCCACCCTCTTTCTGTTGCCAACTCTCATCAACAAGATGATCTAGGCGACCCATCATCCATATATCACCCTCTGTGGGATATACGATATAATCGTTTCCGTCTATATTGACACGGTACTGTTCTAGGTCTTCAGGGTCTCCTAGGAGAGTATTCTCCGCTTCTGTGAGGCGGCTGAGTGTGGCCGCCTCACCCTTATCACCTTTTTTCTTAGGCTTAGGTTTTACCTCTGCCTTTGGTGTAGGGTCGCCCTTCTTGGGTTGTGGGGCTGCCTCAACCTCTACTTCCTCCACCTCTTCAGCAGGCTGCTCTTGAACGGCAGCCTGCTCAGGCTTAGCATCCTCCCACTTGTCAGGGTTCTTGACGTATTTCTTACCTTGAAGTTGGAATTCATACTTCTTATCGCCTGCCTTATAGGAGCGAGTGAGTTCCTTAGCCTTTACCTCGTGGAACCAACCATCCTCAATGGCAGCAATTCGTGCTGCTCTCACTTCTTTATTTCGATGATTACCATCTATAGCGGCCTGAACAGATTCACGGGTTAGTTCTGGCTTAGCACCAGTTACCGGCTTGGCAGCCTGCTCTGGCACTGCTTCTTCATACTTCTCGTTAAGAAGATCAGCTTGCCCCTTCAGATATTTCTCTCTTGCATCACCCTTACGAGTCGTACCTCTAGCTGTTTTATCTATTTCAAGGAGTTCTTTGTAAGGTACTTTATCAAAAATCCCCTCATCAAGACCTCTCTTCTCTAGGGAGTCTTTCAGGTTTGGGCCTTTTGACTCTTCAGTCTGCCTAGGGAACTCAGCCTCCATCTGAGAAAGCTGCGCCTCTTCTCGTTTGCTTATCTCACCAGCTTCCCTCTTTTCCTCAAGGTAATCACGGTACTTAGGATTACCCCTTGTTTGCTTACCAGTAAAGACAGGGTAGTCCGTTTCAGACGTTTCTTGCTCAGGTGCGACCTCAGTGGTAGCAGGCACACGAGAGATGGGGTTTCCCATCGCCATTAGGGTTTTGTGAAGTTTACCTTTCTTGGCTTTATTTAGACCTTGTATAGCTTCATTACGAATATCCTCTGGTTTTATCCGTAGTACATCACTATCCTTCATAGGGGTAAATACGCCTCGCCTTGCACCGGCGGGCTTGCCGTGGTCTTCTAATAAGCGGTTAAGACCTGCTCTTATCTCCGCATCAGATGCACCCTCAAAGCTCTCCAAATCACCTATAAGAGATGAGTAGGCATCAGCAATTTTCTGTTGAGCATCAGCGTCTTTTTCCTTTTCAAATGCTTCCGGCAAAAGAATAGTCATCGGCCTATTTTCTTGTTGCCTAGTCCCCCTAAAACCTTCAGGCAAATGGTCTAGCAATTCTGGAGGACTAACATTGCTTAAACCGTGGGACATATTCCTAATTGTTCGATACGCTACTTGCGATTTATCTTCTGCGGTAGGAGCCTGCTCTACAGTGGTCTTCTCTGCTTCGGGGGCGGTAGGAGCAACTGTCTCAACATCAGGGGTGACAGGCACAGATGGTGGGGTTGTCGGTTGGGTAGCAGGTGCGGCCTCCGCCATTGCTATATCATCCGCCACCAAAGCAGCTTGCAGCCCTGCATAACCACCCTTTATCTTTACCCCACGTTCTTTTGCCACATCTTTGATTTCATCCCAACTCAGGTCTTCATAATTAGGTGCTTCTTCAGTGTCTAGGTAAAAATCGCTAAACAATATATCTGAATCGTCCACATCGACCGATTCATCTTCGGGAACCTGAGTTTCAACAGGCTGTTGCGGAACAGGCTCCGTGACGGTTGGATCAGGCACATCTTGTTGGTCGGGTTCAGTCGGTGCTTCCTCTGCTGCCGCAGGAGGTCGAACAAAACTCCTCGTCTTCAAACCGAAAATTGCCGCTTCTCTGTCAGAAAGTTTTGGGAAAACCCTTGATAGAGGAACCTTCTTACCGTTTATCTCGACAGTGACCGCTTCAAATGATGACCTAGATGTACCGCCTTCTAACAGCGCGTCCTCCTGCTCCTCCGTCAGACCTAATTCCTCTATCGTTCTATGCGCACCACCTGACCTCTTGGATTGCTCTAAAGCCTTTTCCTCGGCTCTACGTTGCCTTGCTTTGGGGGTAAGTCCAGAAACAGCACTAGGTACTTGGAACGCTGTCAGTATAGGTGCTTCAACAGACAGAGACTCAGCGGCACCCGAAATGTCACCGGAGAGAACCTCCCCAACCATTCCAAAGTCAACTTCTTCCCCTCCCATGCCGGGGATTCTATTGTACAGCGAAGCAGCAGTACCGTGCATAATGTCAGCGAGGCGTTCTTCGGAGAACTCACTAATGATGCCATTGATACCCATCTGAGATAAAATCTCATTGCGTGCTTTTTCGGTCGTAGGTCTCCCCGTTTTCTTCAGAAGGTCGTTTATAATGTTCTTTCGGTAAGTTTCTTTGAATACCTTCGGAAAAGCGGAGCTACTTACCTTACCCAATGTCTTAGTGGCAGCCGAACCAACCGCAGGGAGAAACTTCTCGCCCATCTGCTCACTTAGCACTTCGATACCAGTGTCAACAATACCTTTGGGGAGAGCAATCATCCAATGGTCTCCTTCCTCGATTACCAATTCGCCGGTAAGTCGATTGGAGGCCAACCCCTGCTGTTGGCGCTGCATTGTATTCGCTGCTGTGCGAGGCACCAACGCCGGTTGTACCATCCTCAGAGCAGTATTCTTTAATGCGTCAACCCCCCCTGTGACAAGTTTCTTTGCTGTCTCCTTGGCTGCTTGGGCAGCCGTCCTTTTGGCGGCTGCCTCAGTCGCCTCTCTAGCTGCTATTTCAGCTACTTCCTTTCCACCCTTACCAATTAAACCGGCTGTCCCACCACTAAGGAGAATCTCACCGGCAAACCCTATGCTGCCAAGTAATCCTCTCATTACCTTACCGCCCCAGCCCTCTTTTGACTTTCGGGCTTCGTATTCAAGCTCTCTTGCCAGATACACATAGTCATAAGGTGTTGCCGTACCGTTCTCTATCCGGTCAGAAGCAGCTTTCATTGATGCCGCATCACCAAAAGAGAACACAGAACCAGCGATAGGAACACCTGACATAATAGTACGACCAGTATCATTCACCTCGTCGTAGAATTGATCGTCAGACATATTCTTGTAATGCTGTGCGGCAAGTCTCAGCTTTGTTCCCGAATAGAGATCCCTGTCTTTTAGGCTATTTTGCAGGTAGGTTCCACCTCCACCAAAATCCTTATCATCCTTCCAGCGATGCTCTTGAGGTGTCAGAGTATCCCTAAGGCGCACATCCGTTTGCTCACCACTTTCATCACCAAACAGGTTAGATGCAGGCTCCAGAGCATATTGCTTCATAAAGCTAGCGGGGCGTTGCGGGCCGAATGAGGAGGGAGCTACATCCTGCTCTTCAGGATTTTGATGAAGGGGGGTATGGACCATTATTGTCGCTTCTTTTAATTTTCACGTAATTCAGGCGCGATTTCAAAACGTGTATCAGCAGCCAGAAGTTTTCTTAACTCCTCAGCAAAAGCAGGGTTGTGTTTTTCAAACTGCAAAAGTGTTATACCACCTAATCCACCATGCTTTCTGAGATATTGCTCGGCAGTCAAACCTTCAAATGTTGGTATTATCCCCAACTCATCCTGTTGCTTACGGTACATATCCTTTTCCATCTGACGGTAGGCTTGCGACCAAGGTACTCCGTAAAGCTCACGGAAATCATTCTTGAGTGTCTTCATCTTGTCAGCAATAAACTTTTGCTTTTGCTCATCCGGCATAGTTAATTTTTCATTCAGGAGACCTTCAATAGATTCGGGGGTTATCAAGAAAGTTTTCTTGACGATTTTGTTTGTCTCCTCATCAACGTCATATCCTTGCCACATAGTTCCTAGAGCATATGACCTACCGGATTCATCACGAAGCTCATCTAATTTTTGTCCTGACATGATCTGATCGAACATAGTTGCTCTCCAAGACTCATAAGCATTTCTGAGTTGGATCATATCCTTATCATTTTCCCCAGTAAGTGTTATCTCCAATGATTGGTGGGGCTGAAAGTTGACTGATTGCTCATCGTCTACTTTGAATGGGATGGGATTTATTGACCCATCCTCATTACTCGGCTTCCATTGATCTGTTTGTATAATGGCGGGTTGCCCACGATTACCGGCCAGTTCAATTTGTTCGGGTTGAGGCTGCCCTTGAGCATCATCACCGAGAAACTCGTCAAACTCCGCATCTTCAGGAATCTCACCAAGCTCTTTCAATTTGTTGAAGGCTGATACACTAGCGGGTACGGGAGGACCTTCTCCCATTACACCCGGATGCCAACCGGCGGTCGCCCCCTGCTTCTCCCACTCCTTCACCTCCCATTCGCGTGTAAGAGCATCAACGTCTATTCCTGCACGCTTCAGCATCTCCTTCTGGAGTATACCGTCCTTAGAGTTAATCCAATCAGTGAAGCTAAGCGCATCATCAGGTGCAAGGGGGAGTTTATCACCCTGACGGGCCATGCTTACAGCCTCCTCATACGCTCGTTTCGCAGCATCCTGTGCGTCTTTATACGTGCCGTAAGCATCATAAACCTGCTTAATTGCAGCCTGCTCATTGTCTTTTTGCTTTAATTCCTGTTCAGGAGTTAGCTTATTACTCTTGTGAGTAGTCACGTCAACCAGACCAGTAGCTTCATTGTATCTAGAGACTCTGACCTCATCCGTACCCTCTATTGGCTCCACCTTATCTGTCTTAGCTCGTATCTCCTCGATAGGAATATTTTCAGTAACAATGGAGCCATCAGGCAATGTTACCGAACGAGTTGTCCTTACCCGTGGAATATAAGTTCCATCAGCCTGCCGGACTTCTTCATATATATCGTCCTTACGGCGAACATGCCCCGGCTTCTCATCCCTGCCTAGGGTCATAGAGGGGTCTTCACGAAGCTGAAAGATTTGCTGTTCAATCTGCTCCATCTGCTGCTGCTTCTCTTCAGGGCTAATGTCAGGAGACATCTGTAGTTCCTGCTGCTGCCCTAGAAGACCGTGCAATGCCTCCTGCCCCTGCTGGTTAAGGACATTATCATACATGTCCTTAATGGCTGATTGCTGACGTTCAAACATCCTGTTCTCGGATGCTACGTTAGCTGCCTGCACATTATTCTCACCATAGACATTGGCAAGTTCACGCTGCTGCTTAGCACGCTCAGCGTTCTGAATCATCTGCAACTGATGCTGACTCTGCTGACCCTGCTGACCCATCATGTTCTGATAGGCTAGACGCTGCATACCCTGCTGATGACCGCGCATCTGCGATTGGGTATTAGACATAACCTGCATCTGAGCCAGACGCTCTTTCTGAGCCATCTGTGCCTGAGCAAGCTGTTGTGCCTCTAATTCCCGCCTTCTTTGGTTACGATATTGGAGTTGGCCTGTTTGAAAGGCCAACTCCGATAACGCTGTTAGAGGAGGTTGATGCTGGACTACAATTCCCATTTAGTATCATCCTTAAATAACGCCATCAGGCCGGTTAGGGTTATACACTATACCCATACCACCGCCACCACCCATACCTCCACCCATCATTCCTCCACCCATCATTCCGCCGCCCATAGGACTCCCCATGCCGGGTTGCATACCCATACCAGACCGATTCATCATCTCTAACCACTTCATGTAGTTTGTTGCCTGTAAGTTAAGATCCTCCTCTGGAATGGTGGGGACCACAGTTTCATCAATTTGGTCCTCTTGAAGATCTTCCGGCGTTTCAAGAACTCCTCCCTCATTTTCTTTGTTAAACTCATCAATTTCTTCTAAGATTCCTTCATCGCCATCAGGAATGGGGATATTTGGCGACGGTATTGGCGCTCCTCCGCCACCTCCGCCGGGACCTCCACCTCCGCCGGGACCTCCGCCAGTAC